GTTCAGTGATAACAAGACCTGCGTAAGAAATATAACGAGGCGTTGTATCAAACGTTACAGTATCGCCTAAATTGGCAGTGAGGTCATTGAAATTTTTAAATCGTTTGTTAGCTAAGTTAACACCGCAAAAGGAGTTTAACAGCCAAGCTAACTCTGCTTTTTGATAAGTTTGTACGGTTTGTAAAATATTGACAGGCGTAGCCATAGTGAACACTCCAAAAAATGTATGATTTCGGAGATAACAGTTCTACTACGATGCCAATACTAGGCTTTAAACATCTTTCTAAAGTCAGCCACCGACATCGCACTGTTATCCATTCCAGCACTTGATGAAGGTTTAAGTTGTGACATTGGATCGCGAGCCTGCGCTTCTTGCGCTAAAGCAGTTTGATTAGACTTAATTGACTCACTTAGCCCCGCTAATGCTTTCTGTGCTTGATACGGCTGGTTATATGCCATGTTCAAGAGACTCTCCAATTTAGCCGGATTGTCCACCACTTCTTTCATTATGTCGCCAGTGTTTTCCATCGCATTAGCCATCTCAATAAATGAATGCATGCGAGGGTCATTGTAATTAAGCTGATTCAACTCTGCTTCCAAACCAGGATATTTTTGCTCCGCCGCTTGCATCTTCTGCACAAAAGTTCCAACCATATGGTCTTGCTTTAGTTGCTGAACATGTGCCTGCAATGCTTGAGGGGCTTTCTCTGCAATTAGTCGCTCAATATCAGCAGCAGACATTTGCTGCATCCCACCTAAACTAGATGGTTGAGCTTGTTGAGGAGCAGCCTGTTCTGGCGCTGCTTGTTGCTGTTGTGCCTGCTCTTGTTGTAATTGCATGAGTGCCTCTTGTTTCCCTTTTTCGAAAGCCTTTAAGCGTTCCCTTGCAACGATTTTTGACACGGTTTCTCGTGCCAACATGTCATTTTCAGGTTCACCTTGAGCTTCTTCAACAGGAACTTCACCCTGATTTGCCAACTCTAATTCTTCAGTCATCTCTTAACCTTCTCTCTGACTTTCAATCGGTGTCACCGTAAATAAACAATGCGTATCGCGCAAAGACTCGGCCAAGTTATCGTATGGCTACGTTATGGCATAGATTGTCACATTAGCAGTATGTATAGTCAAGAGTGACCACTATGGGAAATTAATGACAAAAGAAAACCCGCTCGTACATTTTTCAATGAAGAGGAGCAGGCCGTATTGTTTCCCCACGATAAGCAGCCAATAAATACAGGAATCGAACCTGCGTCGGTCGCTAGCAAGCAACACTCTACCATTGAGCTAATTTATTGGCTTGAAACTGTAACTACTTCTTTTTCTTAATCTTAGCCTTTGCAACATCTTGCATCTTAGTTGGGCCTTTGCCTTTTACCATAGCGCTTTTATAATCATCATCACCGCCAACCTTGAGCTTGGTTCCTTTTGCTGCTGGTACTTTTTTTAAAGCCATGATCATTTCCTTTTCATTTATTTACGACAAGACTTTTTAACCATCTTTTTAACCAGAGCTTTATCCTGCTTAGCATCTTCATGCTTTTTCATGCCCTTTGATTCATCGCGACGAGCTTTCTTTTCCATGCCTACTTCACCGTATGCAGCACCTACAGCACGCTTTGGACTGTAACCTGCTTTTTCCATAACTTTTTTATTGTGCTCCATCCCTTTTGGCGTGGCTGCTTTTTTACCCTTTTCAAGCTTCATCACAACTCCTTATTTCTTCTTTCCAGATTTAAGAATTTTATTGGCCTTAACATCTATCTTTTTTTTAGATGATTCGGAAAGCTTTCCTTCATTCGCCATCTGAGTTGCGCGCGCTTTCGCATTAGCAGCGTGAGCTTTATCATTTACCGGATAGGAGCGGCCCGGACCAGCAAATGCGGAATCAGGCAGTTTCTTTCTCGCTTTAGTTGTTAATTTTGCCATGACTAATCCTTCCTATCAAAGAGATTGCTCACTATCTTCTCACGCTCTTGAGTCGTGGCACCATCAGTTATGCGATACATTTCTTTGATAACCTTCTCGCGATTATGGCCATCACGCTCTAGTCGAGATGCGCCGCCAATCTTTTCAAGGTCACTCAACTTAATCCTGTATTTCGCCACTTTCATCTCCTTTATTCGCCTGTCTAATCTCATGCGCCAACTGATGTGTCGCCAAATTATCATGATGCTTGCGTGATTCCACCTCAGCCAATTTAGCAGCGGCATCAAGTGCATGCCGTTGAAGACTGATGTTAGACTCTTCCATCTTCATAGCACTATCCACTTGCGCTTGCGTAATCTTAGCCTCAGACTCGAGAACTTTTGCGTCGGCCAACTTGTCTTCGGTAGCGAGTTTAGCAATTTGAATCTGATTATCAAACTCAGCCTGCTGTTGGTCTAACTCCATCTGTTTCACATCAATCTGCATTTGCATTTGGTCTTTTTGTGCTTCCATCTGCGCTTTCTGGACATCAGCCTGAGCCCTAATCATGCGCGGGTCATTCTGCATAGCCTGTTGCTGCATTTGCATAGCCTGCTGCTGCTGTTGTTGCTGCTGTTCCATCCACTGCGGAATAGCCTCTTGCAGTTCATCAGAGCCATATACAGTAAGGTTCTTCACTAAAATTTTCAAGCCCTGCGGCGAGTTCATGAACTGCGAAAACTCCTGGCTCACGCCCATCAAAGCCACAATCTGTTCCATAGCCTGGGACTTCTGAACCTGGAAATTAACGCCAGCATCAATGTTAACCTTGATAGCCTTCTCATCGTAGTTAATCATCGGCTGACCACCACCATTCACGCCGCGATAATCTTTCTCACCATGCATATCAATGACAGGAATGGTACGCTGACCCACAATATACTTCGGCATCAAATCTACAATGATATTACCAATCTGGGTCAATGCCGCCAGATAGCCAACCACATACGGCATGGCTGCCGCATTCCCAACAGTAGCAGACTCAATAACAGCCTTGCCTGACAAATCATTGTCATTTTTGCCCAGATTACTAGCAAAACTGCCCAAAATGGTCTGCGTCATTGGTCCTGTAACTTGGAAACTTGCCATCACTTCAGGCGGCAATGGTATATTTTGGACCTCACGTATGGGATTGGGAATAGGCTTACTGGGGTCGTTTTCACTGTAAGCATTAACCACAACAGTATTGGCGCGCTGAATATCATTCAATGCCTCCAGATAATCTTGTTCTTGCGGAATGGCTTCCTTCATTACAATGAATTTGTGTTGAATCAAGTTTTCCATGCTGTTACAAACCGTCTGGCCAGCATAGTTGGTCATATCCTGTATGCCTTTCGCATGATAGACATACGGACGGGTCATTTGATACGTACAGTTTGATGTGCCTTGCGTCAACAGGATTGAATTTCCGTCAACAAACACATGCGGCAAATAGGTGTAATCCGTTTCTTCGTAATCCAACACTTGGTCTTGGATAATCTTGTATCGACAGATGGTTTCTATCTCTGTCATCCGAGGATTGCCGACAACGATTGGTATTTGTTCAATGAATTGATTTTCTTGCCAGTAGGCCTGAAGCTTTTCGTAGTTTTTGGCTGTCATCACGCGCCCATTGGCAAGCTTTACTATCTTGACACGTTTCTTTTTCTTTTCGTAGTAATCTGCTATCAAGATAATTTTTTGGTCTTGAGCGTCTTTGTATGACCAGTTGAAGCCTTCTATGTCACGCAAATAGCTTACATTTTGCAATTGTACATCTGGGTAGTCGCGATGAAAATCGTCTTCTGTCAAAGGGTATATCTCAAAACTAAATTGGCCATCGCCTTTATGGCTAGAACGCGCCATCGGGTCAAAGCCACAGAGCGTGGGGTCGAACACACGGTTAAGATATATTTGCTGATTAAAGCTCATGGGGCTTGCGTAATCAGTCCATATTTTTGCTACTGAGAATCCGCCAGAGAGCAGGTCTTTGTAGACTTCGTATGCGAAGGAGTCTTTGTTGGCTTGGTGGAAGATATGCCGGATATGTCCTTCAACCACGTCAAGAACCGCTTGATCGACAGGAACACCTTCCGCTGGAGATACTTCAATGCTTGGTTCATGTTGGCTAAACTCCCCTAGTAATCGAGATATGTACGCCTCAAGAATATTAAACTCCACTACAGGCCTATTAAGCTGCTGTAATACCGCGCGCTGTTGGTCGTTGATGGATTCTTTAAAGACGTAACGCCTGAATTCTCGGTAACGTTTATTGTTTTCATTAAAGTACATATATGAGGTAGATACGTTCTTTTTGACACGTTCTAGCTGCTCGCTAGCTGTTTTGGTGACCGCCATAAAGTATCCCTCTTGCTTTTAAGGCTGATTTTTGCTTTTGCAATATAGTAGCAGCAATCTGGGTAGTTTGTTTAGTGTCGAATACCAATGTTTTGTCAATAAGTGCTATTTTTATCGCATCATATAGCGTATCTGCAATATCATCATGACGGTGCGTATCATTAGCAGTTATTTTGCTCATATGCTCAATGCATCGTTGCATATGTCTTGCGCCTTCCGTAAAAGAAATCATCTTGGACGCAATAACCGGCTGCATTTCAAGGTATCGCTCGGTTTTGCTACCAGATGCCTTAGTGCGCTTAACTTCTCGTATCTGCAAGCCACGCATATCTTGCAAGGTACTAATCAATGTTACGCCGGTTGATTTCTTTTCAATAGCTGCTAGCATGGGTTTGACCGGATGAATCATACATTCGCCAAAAAAATCCATAAATGCGTCTTTAAGCTCCCTTGGCTCTATGCGCAACTCGACGCTATCCAACCAATGCAATCCTCTTTGGCCAATAGATTGCCCGAACTCTATGATCTCGTATAAGCCCCAGAAGCTGAATACGGTTGCGTCATTATAAGATTTTGCAGTTTCCGCAGTATCGGCTGTGATAAACGTACATAGCATTTGTGGCTCAGTTCCCAATATAGCAAAATTTTCTGGTTTGAATAATGCGCCGCCTGCGGGAATTGGATCTTGTTGAAACTGGCTAGCAAATACATAAGGATTTTTTTCTTGCTTTTCTCGCAACTGTTTTAATGGATTAACGTCCGGATATAATGCAAATCCATTTTCATCTAAGGCCTTAAGGACAACAGGCTTCCAAAGCCTTTCATCATTTCCGGATAACATATACGCTGGCAAATCATCTTCATGAAGTCGCTGCCCAATAAATATCATAGGAACATTAGGCGCGCGAGGACGCTGTAAAATTGTCTCTCGATAGTTATCAATAACTGATTGTCGAATTGTATCGGACGATACCTCGTCTGGCTTATGCATGTCATCCATAATAACGGCGCCACTGAAATGATCGCAGTTCGGCAAACCTCCGTCTTGACCGGTGATGGCACCACTACTACCAAACGATTTGACCGCGCCGCCCGCGGTAGTTTGAAAAAAGTCCTTAGCTTTTGAATCATGCCTAATTTCCACTCCAAATACATCGCGATAATGCGCCGTCGAGATAATGCGCTTAATAAACTCAGTATGCTTTGTCGCCAGAGTTTTGCCATAGCTTATATACAGATATTGGCTATTGGGGTATTTGCTCATTGTCCATGCAACCCACATGGATAGCATTACCGATTTGCCATGACCCGGAGGGACGTTGATAATAACTGATGGATTTTGCATGCGAGCACACAAGGTAAGCTCACGAGCGATGGTTATAAAGTGGGATTCACGTTGCGGCGGGTTGCTAATGACAAATTCACGACCTGTAACACGGGGGAAAAATACACGTGTAAACCGAAGAAAGCTCCCCCACAATTCAGCACGGAGCTCATCCAATTCAGCGCTCAATACTCTTTCTCTTTATCTTTAACGACATCTGCGGAAATATCAGCAAAAGATGAATTATCATCGGATTCAACTGACGTGACGCCATAATCCTTTGGCCGTATTTTAGCAGCCATTCCAAGCTTATGCTGAGCGATTGCTTTTTGTGCTGCAACAATACCAGAATCCACACAGCGCGCACCCGTCTTCGGGTCGTCGTAATAATAATCTTTGATTTCCGCTATGTCATCAGCAGACGTTTCAAACAATAAATGCGCTTGTTTTCTACGAGCGGCCAAAAAACGGTCAGCAAATTGCTCATTCTTTGATCTCCACTGGTAAATGGTTTCGGTAGACGGCATATCGTCATACATTTTACAAAGCTGCTTTAATCCGAAGGGATGAGACTCAAAACGCGCAATAATCAAATCTGCTAACTCGTCACTGTAGCTACTTGGTCTTCCGAGAGTTCGCTTACATTCGTCTGACATAGCTCCACAACCTTAGGCTTTCTAGTCCGTTTAACTCTAATCTTAACAGGTTCAGCATCAAACTTCACGAATCCAACGCCTTTGCAATTATCACAGTCTTTACGCATACCGCCAAGGCCAATAACATATTTCACGCCTTTACAGCAATCACATCTATTTAACATATATCATGCTTCATCTTTAATTCATTAATCCAAATAGTAACGCGATTTAAATATTCCATCAAATCATGGTTGTTATCAATACTTCCTGTAT